TTCAATTAGCGGAGCCTATTCAGACGCCGCTGGTAGTTGGCATGGCGGCGGCTCCATTGCGCTCTCCGGCGCCCTCGACCGCATCCGCCTAACCACCGTCAACGGCACCGACACCTTCGACGCCGGTAGCGTCAACATCATCTACGAGGGCTAATTATGGATCGCATCGAAGTCAACGTCATCACCGGAGAGCAAACCACCATTCCGCTCACGCCGGAGGAAATTGCGGAAATTCAAAGCCGTCCGCAACCGGAGGTTCCTGTGGTCAGTCCGCTTGATCTTGCGGAAGCCCACATTGCGTCACACTATAGCACCGCCCGCCTGCTCCAGATGAAAGACTGGCGCGACACTTTTCCCGAAGAGGACGCGCCCATGCTTGAGGCCGTTTACGATTGGCTCAACGGTATCACGATTCAAGCAGCGCAGGGGCAGACTAACTTTGCCGCACCGCCGCACACGTTTGAGGAACTCGTCGCGGAAGCCATGTTTATCTTGGGCGTTGCGCCTGCGCCGGAACCGGAGCCGGAACCAGAGCCATGATCCTTGAACTGAAAACGTCCGCAGCAATGCTTACCGCCGGAACCTTCGGCGTGTTTGCGACCGCTGCGCCAGTCATGGAATCCTTCGGCTGGCTTCGCACCGTGGCGGAACTGGGCAGCTTTGGACTGGTCGCGTTCAGCGCCATCATGCTGCTGGTCAAAGTTGCTCCGGCCTTTATTAACCACTTGGACAAGGCGCGTGATTCTTTCCTTGTCGAACTCAAGCAGGAGCGCGAGCAGCGCCACGCGAACGCGGAGAAACTCAACCAGTCGCTGCACCAGATCGATCAGTCGATCCGCGACGTCCATCACACTTTGAAGGGGGTCAAATAGTATGTCTGTAAAGATTCAAGACTGGAACAAGATTGCCAGCAACGTCGTCCTCGTCGCGCAGGGGCCGGATGGTAAGCCTGCGCTGCTTGCGGAGAACAAGCCCGCCTACGACTACCGCGCCTTCACTTGGACTTCCGGCAATGCAACGCAAGTTGTCTACAGGCAGGGTGGAGCAAGCGGAACCATAGTGCTGACCGAAACTTTCACCTACGACGGCGACGGCAACCCGCTCACCCAGACGCTGACCTACCCGTAACATGCCTTGGAAATACAACCCGTTTACTGACGCGCTGGACAACGTAGGCTCCGGCGGCGGCAGCTACATCGACGGCGAAGTCGAATACCACAGCAACCTTCCGGTGACGGTAGGCACGCCCGCGGTGAACAGCGCCTTCCTTGTGAGAAAGGGCGAGGGGGTATACTTCATCTCGCGCAAGCCTGCTGGAATCTGGGTGCGTGAACTAAACAACGGAAATCTCGACGACTGGAAATTTGCTGGCCTTTTTAGTGATTTGTATCGAGACGCGAATTTTAGGATCATCTCTGATTCTGACGTCAGCAAAGAATTGGCGTTTTCACTCTCCGGCATCAGCACCGGAACCACCCGCACGCTGACCATCGCCAACCGCTCCGGCACCAACGTCGTCTCCGACACCTCCGCAGGCAGCGGCAGCGATGTGGTCAACAACATCGTTTCGCTCACCCAAGCCGAATACAACGCCATCGGAAGTCCCGACGCGGCCACGCTCTTTCTCATCACCGATCCCTGACCCATGGCCCTACTGCAAAAAGCCTATCTCGGATCGACCGCGCTGTTCCGCAATACATCGTTTTTTGAGGGAACGTCGAGCAAGCCAATTAACGAATCTGGTTCCGTAACGGTAACTGCCGACACCAATGCACATACAAAAGGAGCGTGGTCTGAATTGATTAGCTCCACCTCTGCAAACGCTTCCTACATTATTATTGAAGTAACAAGCACAGGAACTACCAGCACAGACACTGCTGCATTGTTGGATATTGGCACAGGTGCCAGCGGCAGCGAAACCGCCTTGATAGGGAATGTTGCCGTTGGCGCAGCTTGCATTTCGGCTGGCAATGCAAGCCAGCTTGCCTTTGGCGTGCCTATTAAAATAGTCAGCGGAACGCGGCTTTCAGCCCGCATACAATCCGTTGTCACCGGCGGGCGGCAAATGACAGTCAATGTGTGGGTTTTTGACATGGGCGATTATGCAGCGGCTCCGACATCGGTTGACGTTTTAGGGACAAGCACGGCGACCAGTGTTGGCACGGCAATGAGCGGAGCGTCTGGAACATGGGTGCAAGTAGTTGCTTCGACATCACAGGCTTATCGGGCAGTGGTTATTGTGCCAAGCGCAAGCGCGATTGGATTAGCTACGATTGTAACTGAATACCGCCTTGGAACAGGAGCAAGCGGCAGTGAGGTAGAGGTCGGCAGAACATTTGCAAACTATACAAATGCGGAACAAGCGGGAACCAACACCCGCCTTCCGGCATTGATTGCTGGCGCGATCCCATCGGGAACACGCCTTTCCGTCCGTCACACCATAGCGTCCTCGCCGACAGGCTACGATGTAACCCTCATCGGCATCCCCTAAAATGCAAAACTGGCACCTCCTCTATAATTCCACAACCGGCCAAAGCGTCAGCATCGGCACCGTCATCGCCGACCCGTTGCCGGAAGGCATCACCGCGCTCCCGCTCACCGACGCCCAAGGCGAGGGGCTGCAAAACGGCACGCTCGTTTGGGACGCCGTTACGCGCAGCTTGATTGCAACACCGCCGCCCGCCGTCACCGCCGCCGAATGGGCCGAGCAGCATCTCACATCGACGCAACTCCACGCGCTGTCCGATCTTCGTTTGTCGCTTGTGCTGGCGGGTAAACCCCTTGGGCCACTGATGCAATCCCTGCGCGATTGGACTTCGCAACTGATTGTGGCATCGGCGGTTGATCCTTCGCCGCGCTCCGATTGGCCTGCTGCACCTTGTTCCTACGAAGCCGCGAGTGCCGAAGCCATCGCCGCATTGGCCTCAAACCCTTGACCCCCATCCGGCGTGCGGGTTTAGTCAAAACATGCGCCTCTTTCTAATCATCGCCGCCTTTGCGCTGACAGGCTGCGCGAATCTTTCCGAAGTCCGCTTCGGGTGGGACTTCGCCAAAAACACTTTGCACGTTTCTGTGCCACTTCAAAAACCAACCTCGTCCAAATAACATGATCGACTACATCCTCGCCCGCCTTAAAGAACCTTCCACCTATGCCGGAGCGGCCACCTTGCTGGCCCTCGTCGGCTGGAAACTTTCGCCCGAACTGATGGGTGCTATCGCTTCCGCGGGCATCGCCGTCATCGCTTTGATCGAAATCGTTCGCCGCGAAAAGAAGTGAGCAACGAGCAAAAGTTCCAGCGGGTTCTCGACCGCTGGGGCGTGAGGCATTTTGCGGCCAAGGAGTTTTTCTACCGCGGAGCCAGCGACGAGAAACTCAACCTTAACACCGACCCTCCGGCGGAACTTTGGCCAAACATGGAGCGCACGGCCAAGGTGCTGGACGAGGCCCGCAAGCGACTGGGCGCGTCGATCCGTATCACCAGCGCGTATCGGTCGCCCGCCTACAACAAGCGAATCGGCGGCGTCAGCAATTCGACCCATGTGCGCTTCAACGCGACTGATCTTGTGACTGATTCACCGGCCAAGCTGTATCTGGTGCTTCTCGACCTCCGGCGCGAGGGGTTGTTTAAGGGCGGGCTGGGGCTGTATCGCAGCTTCGTCCATCTGGACACCCGCGGCGTCAACGCTACTTGGCGAGGGTAGCGAGCGACTCCAGCGCCTTGGCCATCGTTTCGATGCTGGCGTGGGTGTAGTTGTTGGACACCTTGGTCGAGTCATGGTCGCAGATTAGCTGACGGACGCGCTGATCGACACCGGCATCGACGAGCAGGCTGTTGGTGGTGTGACGCCATGAGTGGAAGGATTTGTCGGACTGCTGCCGACCCTTGCCGGTCTTTTTGCTAATGGCGCGTTCGACGCCCGCCTTGTCGAGCAGGCGTATGAAATGGCGGGAGGCCACGCTGGCCGACATGCCGGAAAGGCTGGGCGTGATGAGTCCTGTGCCGCGGAGGCTGGCCAACTCGCCCATGAGCGGAACCGAGACGACGACGCCCTTGCGGCTTTTCTTCTCCGGCACAAAGTGCAGGACACCGTCTTTGATTTCCTCGTAGCGGCGGCGCGTGGCGTCACCGATCCGCATGCCGTAGAGCAACCCGAACAGGCAGGCGGTGCGCCATTCGTCGTCCGCGGCGGCAAGGATGGCTTCGATCTCCGCGGTGGTGAATGCCTTACGCTTGGGCGCGCCGTCGGTGCGGTGGAGCGTAAGCAAGTCCGCAGGATTCTGGTCGAGTTGCCGCAGCAGGACGGCCCGCTTCAGCACCGACCGGACGGCTTTGATTGTGAAGACAACGGTGGATTCGGCCAAACCGGAGTCAGCCAGCGACTGGCGGAACTCGACCATATCCTCTGGCGTTATGCCCCGAACATCGTGACCGGCGCGGACACCCAGCCAGCGGGTGAAGTGGGCAACGTCGTTCCGGTATTTCTCCAGCGACCGCGGCTTCGACGACTTGGCGGCAAGCCAGCCATCGACGGCGCTGTGCCACGACGTCTTCTTCCGCGGGTTGGCGACATTGGCCAGCCGGAGCAGCGAGTCGAGCCTTTGCCGCGCCCACGCTTCGTCGATAGCCTCCGCGTTGCGGGCCTCCCGACCAGTGCGCTCCATCTCGTCGGCAACGGCCTTTGCCGCCCGCTTGGGCGTGGTTTTGTGTGGCAGGCGGGTGGAACGCATGGTAAGCCTCCAGAAGCCTCCAGCGGGGTATTCCGGCGAAACAACCCAGATCCGCATGCGGGCGATCCAATATGGTGACGAGGGGATGGTGGTAAGTGATGCCATAGGAGGCCAAGCTACACCAGCCAGCTATACATTAAAACCTCTAAAATGCATAAAGCAAAAGGGCCATTTTACTCTGTTACAGAAGCACTTACACAAAACGAGGGTTCGATTCCCTTCACCCGCTTTTACTCTGTAAAACCCTCCAAAAGCACTCGATTTAGCACACCCAGTTAACACTCATTTTAGATATTGCATACGCTTTAGATCCGCATTTGACTAAACCGTATGCCTTACGCCGACCGCGACGAGCAGCTTGCCGCAATGCGGCAACGCTACGCCGAGCGGTATGCCAGTGACCCGAAGTTCCGTAAGGCAGAATCCAAGCGCAAGGCCCGCTACTACGCCGAGAACCCAGCCTACCAGCGGCGCGTGAAGCGCAAGGTCAAGACAAGGAGGGCCGCGTGATGCTTTACGAGAAACCCATGCAGCGCATCGCGTCGGC